GTGGAATAAAGCCCATCTTCATTAAATCCATTATAAAGGCTTGTTTTGCTGCCTTAGAAGTTGGGAGAGCAGATCCTGATTCGATTTTGAGATCGGTATTGCCTCTAAGGTCCGATCCTTTAAGCGTAATAGAATCAAAGGTCCCATCGTCTCCAACAACACGAATGATTCTCTGGATATCCCAGAAAGAGACGACGTGTGATAGGATTTGACGGCCAAGTTTCTCCACCCCATCTTCAATGGAATCAATAGTGTGGCTTAACTTACTATCATCCTGCTCTTGAAGATAGGAAATTGCAGTAGCAGCGGTAACGCCAGGAGGCACTCTACCTTTAGTTACTTCGTGTTGACCAGAGATATCGTCCATATCTCTTTGGCAGCGGTCTAACTCTTCAATAACGTAATTAGGAGTAGCCTGTAATGGCATTGGAGTCGGGGCAGGGTAACCAGCCTTATAGGTGATTACCTGTCCTGGCTCATTACTAATTTTGGATACGTCAATAGACCCGGCTACAGCCAGTAATTGCTGCCTCGACATGCGATTCTTATTCTCAATAATCTGCGATCTCGTACGATTAAACTCTTTTTGTAGCGGGACGAGGTCTGTAATAACAGAGTCACTATAGTATTTCCCTGTAGGAATGTGGTCTAATTTAATGAACGGATATTCACCATGAGCAAATGGCCAGCCATCATGCCCTTGAATGAGTTCATCACCTAATACCGTGTAGACGCCACCATTGGGAAATCGAGGATGCATTCCCGGCTTAATCCATACCTCTAAACAGAGGACGTGATCCTTCTTTAACTGCCTTGCACCAGTGAGATTAATAAAGGAGTCTTCAAGAATGTCCTGTGCAGCAGCAGTATTAGGATTAATCTTATTGGCTAATTTAGCACCGTACCGTGCATTGACCCAATCAGCCGATTTAGTCGATGCGTGAATTAGGTATGGCTGACGCTCAATCTCCTCTTCCCGAAAATCAGGAACGAATACATGAAAAGGAGTCTCCGATTCAATACAGATATCGCCTGGGGTATCTGAATCAATATCGTGAGCGTCGGGGTCCCACCAATTCTTTATATATCCTGTACCACAGATAAGGGTCCAGAACATAGAACGTCGGACGACATTGCGTACTTTCTTTCTGCGGTAAATAGAATCGTAGACTTGCTCGCCTGCTCTGGCCGCGAAAATATCATGGTCGTCAGAGGAAGCAGGAATAACTGTAGCGGTTGGTTTGGCTGCTGTACATTTCGCAAGTTCGGTCCTAATAATAGGGCGAATCTTGTTACTGATTAAACGGACTCGCCAAGGAGGTGCTTTGGGAATCTGTAAACGAAAGTTCTGCCCTGTTGACGAAGGAGTAGCAAGTAAAGCAATGTTCTGCTTGCCGAAATAGAAGGACAGATTAATGTACCATTGACGCTCGATACTCGACCGCGCGGATTTAATGGCTTTGTACTGCGTATTTGCCCAATCAACAAGTTCTTGTTTCTGGTCCTTATTTAAAGAATCCAGATTGATCGGTTGACCGTTCTTATTAGAATTAGGTGTTGAAGAGGAAGTCGTACTCTCTGTCGAGACTACTGTCATCGTCCTCATTCACCTCAATTCCATTTGCTTTGGCCCATTGGTCATACTCCGCCGCATCCCCACCTGTAGGAATGTACTCAGAGTTCAAGGAGTTTATCGGCGCTTGAGATAAGATCTGATAAGTCATCGGATCCTTCGACAGGAGTTTGTTTGTCAGATCCGCTATCGTCCTGTCCTTCAATGTTAATTGATTGAGCAGGAATTGGTTGTGCTGGCTCATCACTGCGTACAACCATACCGTCATTACGATTAAGAATGTTAGCACTATCACCAGCAAGACCGGCAATAAGGTCATGTAATGACTCCAATTGAAGAACGGCGGCACGCAATGTAACTAATTCGCGCTCAGCCTCCTCAACTCTTGCCTCTAATGCAAGAGCCTGAGCGGGTTGAATGAATCCAAAGTCTGCTGCCATTGCTGCCACGCATTGTTCACAAATCGCTAAACTGCCGTACCACTCGAAATCGAGTTTACCTGCGAAATCCAGGTATTGACGGTCAGTATTTGAATACCCACATAGCCCGCATTTAGCAGGGGACATTGAAAGGGTATTGGATACCGGAAAGTTAGACATTAGGCGTTCTGATTAAAAATGCCAGGAATACCGGTCGGGGTATTTGTAACAACGGGAGGAGGCGTCTCATCCTCAACAGTTTCATCGACGTCTTCCTCATCAACAGGAGCAACTTCACCACCTGCTAATTGAACCGGAAGAACGGAGACAGGATCGGCAAGACCATTGTTATCAGTAAAAGTACTGTCCGTCAATGTCTGCTCTAACCCACTCTTGTGAGCCATTGAAGGATTAGAAGTAGAGGAATTATCAATAACGAAAGCGGAAGTGACTAATGTCGTACCAACGTGAGCAGGGACATTATCTCCATACTTAGCGGGCTCACGATCCTCTAAAGCAGCGCGGCGAACCTCAGCCTGATAGCGCTCCTCATAATCGAGGTACGGCCCACCATCCCGACCCTTTACTCCATCCTGGGCATTAAAGAATGCAATGTCAACAGTCTCTCCTGGCTCACCAAGAGTGTGAATAGATAAAGAACCCTGATTCGGAGCAGTGCCCTCGGGAACGGCGGGACTAGTCATTTCGCTTCTCCTATTAGTTTTAATCCGACGGCCAGATGCTCTGGTCATGCGTTTAGATTAGCACCCACTACAGGGGGTGTCAAAGGTTTGGCTGCCTCTAATTCCTCTCTTGTAGGTTCCATTTCAATTCTATTGATAAGAACTCTCTTATGTGTTGAAGAGATATAAGGATGATCGTTAACAACTCTAATAATATCATCAATCCATCTCATTGCCAAACTCCTAAAGAGTGAGGAATTAAACCGTCTATTGCTCGTAGCGTCAGTTTTACTGAACCGCCTGAATTTAATACTTTCAAGTCATCCTCTTCTGGCTTATAAAACATTACCCAAGCCGGACCCATTCCATCCTCTTCTGCCCAATCCATTGTTACTAATACCTTGGCTTCAATACAATGTTCTCGGGAAACTCCTGCTGGCGGACCAATTGTTGTAACAATACACTTCTCGAATTCTGATTGATAGTTCTCAGGAACATCAATGCCAATCACGTCTGGATCATCCTTAGCCTATTTTCCCATTCAACTCTGTAGGCGGCTTCTGCTGCTGCCCGAGTATAAAATGAACAACCAATAGTTTTTCTTTTACCGTTGATCATAATACGAGCCATGTACTTTCCATTGCGTAATTGTGTCACGCCTTTTTCTTTGCTGTTCCATCTATTTTCTTTAATACTTACAACACGAAGATTGTCAATACGATTGTCAAGAATATTACCATTAATATGATCGACCACTCCCTCAGGAAATTCCATAATCCATCGGGCTAATCGGCACTCCCGTCCACCATCTAATTCTGCTGCCCATCGACGGATGTATCCATCTTTATCTTGTTGCCAACTATACCGCATTACATCTTTGTCTAAGTAGTCATTAACAATGAACTCGACGCCTTTGTTGGTTCTGTGTGTCCCCATATATGAAGACTACCACCAGCACCACCTAGTGTCAAGAGAATGACTAGGATAAAGCCCCATACGCCGCCCAAAATCTCATCGCTAGAAGTTTCTACGTTCCAGTCTGTCTCTTGTTTAATCTGGGACGCAACCTCTGCAATCTTATCCCAAGGCTGAACTGCTGCATGTAATCCAAGAGGATTAGGTGTAGAAGGCATTGTTGTTGTTAATGGGGATAAATCTGGCCGGGACATAGTGAAGTATCTGAGGGAATCGCAGGCGTGGTCATCTTTTTTGTGCGCGACTTCTCGTTGATTATTGTCATTACGCATTTTTCTGCTTGCGAATGTCTTAAATCGGTAACGTTGAATTTCATAGATGAGGTTGACGCAGTTCCTGGTAATAAGTAACTGAGGTACTTCATGTTCGCCTTTATGCGTTAAGTAGGAGGCAACACGATTAATCCCCGCCTGTACGTCGTTGTTTCCAAGCAAGATGGGGATATCATGATCTCCATATTCTTGTTGAATACTCGTTCCCGTAATTGGATCGACATTGCGTATCGAAGGGTCACCGATGTATGTATCAGGAGGTCGGTTGTGATTTGCATTCTTAGCATGAACGGCGGCGGCATGATGAGCGATGACTTCTCCCGAGAGGTAATGCTCATCAAAAACAACTATCCTTCCATCATTATTGACGGCTTCCCATAACCAGGCAGTAGGATTGCTATATCCATGATCCAGGCTAGCGTAGTGTTCCCAATCAATCGGAGGAATGAAAGGATCAATAACATGGACCTCAGGATCAAACATCTTATAGATCAATCCACCGATTTGAACAAACTTACCGTGAATACGTGCGGCTTTATCGTCCGCATCTAGCCCTGAAATGAATTGATCGACCTCACCCTGATGAAGATAGGGATTCTCAGTCATATCAACTTCAACAACTTTAATCCCTAGTAGCCCGTTCTTGCCTGGGATATAGATATCATCATACACCCAAGTCATTCCCTCAATGGGAGTCATGGTAATGTGATATGAGCCACCAAAGTCAATCAGACGTGCTTTGTTTTCAACAAATATATCCTGTGGGGGTTCTTCGTCAAAATGGATAAAATCTCGACCAGTTCCGGCGAACGCGTCAAGGTCTTGGTCATAGGACATGAATTCAACAAAGGAGCCGTTTTCAAGGTATAGCGTTCTGAGTTTGTTGTCATAAGCAGAGAACCACGATCCACCTCGTAATTCGCTAATAGGTAACCATCTTGCCAGTTCAGGCTTGATTACCTTCTCGATACCATCAATAAAGTTGGTAGAGATAATACGACCTGCTACAGGGGGTGGTTTAACAGTCCTATAGGGATTTTTTCCTGTTAATTGAAAGATATCCTCGGCGATACCGCCGGTCGTCTTTCCTGATCGGTTACCGCCGATATACAGGTTTCCCTTGTCATACTCAGTATGAAAGACAATTTGCTTAGCGTGCGGCTTATACGCATGGATATTAGGCCGGGTCGCTTGAGTCTTTAACCCCAGCGCAATCTTAGAGAGCGCCTCAAAGGGTGACTTGATTTCACTTTTCTTAGGCATCAGGCAGAACTGCTGTCCGTAATGATTCCCTTAGTTGCTAGAGCGGTTAATAAAGAAGCGAGAGCAGCGTTACCCGCTCGACTACCAACAACAACAATAGGGCTACTGTTGGTAACATAACCTGTTAACCCCTTGCTCGTCTTTCCGTCATGAAGGTGGTTTCCCGGTGAGGACTGATTCTGCCCAATCCCAAGAGTGTGATGAATAGCGAAGACAGAAGAGTCGGAATCCGCATTCCTGTGTAAATCTTGAACCTGTCTTGCTGAGAGATTACTAGGATCGAATTGCGAACCCTCAGGGCTGTGTGGGATCGTCATTAGGAGTCTCTTCACCAAGATTAGTTAAATGCGCCCTGGCGGCCATAATACTAGCCTCAAGTGTCTTTAAAGCCTGTCGAGTCGTTAAGGTTTCCTCTTCTGAACTACTATTAGCTTGAAGCGCTAGAAGATTAATCTCATGGCCCCAATGGTCAGATTCCCAGCCGGCAATCCGTCCCTTGAGAATGCGGCGCTTCTCATCATTGTTAACTTGCGAATACTCCATGCTTTAATCCTTAGGTGAAGTAGGGAATGCGACGAACTGTGGCACCAATTTGAACCTGAACAAATCCTGTATAGTTTCCAGGTGAGGGAATGCTGCCGGCTGTAGCAGAGCCAACGTCATTTACGGCAGCGAGCGCAAGAAGATTAGCAAGAGTAGCACCCCCAGTAGAACCCACCGAAAAAATAGGTGTCCCACTGCTATTTCTTACTTCGACAAGATTAGCTGACTGTGCTGCCCTTCCTATAATAAGTAAACCAAGTGCGGTTGTCGCGCCATTGGTTTGTGTATTATCAATTTGAATGTGCCCAGAAGCAGGAGTATTATTAATTGGTCCTTGTGTGTACAGCCCATAATTAAATTCAAAGGCACCTGTGGGACGACTTCTTACTAAGATGGACCCGTCGCTGGCTGCCCATTCTTGAACGTTAGCCGATTGGGCGGCTGCACCTTTAAGAACAAGAACTTTTGCAGAAGCATTACTGCCCATAATTGTAAGAATTGCATTAGCATCCTGTGTTCCTGAACCGAGCATATGTGCTGTTGCAGAAGCCGTAGCCATAAGTGCGCCGGTGATAATATTTAATCCACCACCAGCGGGAACGGTTGTAAGATTGGTACCACCACTATTTTGAAGTTCTAAAAGATTAGCGGATTGGGCGGCAACACCTTTAATACGGGCAACAGCATTGCTGGGTGTATCATTTACAAGACGAAGTACTGTTCCTGCAATACTTGCTCCGGCAATAGTACCTAAAGAATCAATGTACGCTAATACAGTATCAACATTGTTACGGGCTTCAAAGAGATTACCTGACTGTAATAGAATGCCCTTAGCAACAAGGGGAACACCCCCGGCTACAGCCGTTGTAGTAATCAGATTGACTATTGGTGCACCTTTATCAACCTTGTTTCCAATAACGGTATCTAAGGTTGAGAAGTTGGCGTCAAATTTAGTAATAAGCGCCTGGGCAATGGTATCCGGCCCGGCGGCTAATGCCAATCCAAGATTAGGAGTTGTCATCGTTTCACCTAAACCGCAACCCAAGTGGTACCGGCAGCAGGCGTATACCCTTGATTAAGTGTTAGCCCACCAATTTGGTTAATGGTGTAACCACCTAATTGTGTAATCGTCGTCAGAAGGGCATTAAGATTAGGAGTTAGTAATGACCATGCTGTTGTCCCAACTAGAGGAACGCCTGTCCAAGTGGCAATACTCATAATTGAAACCCGTCAGTTCCAGTTAACTGTAAAGGCATTCCTATCCCTGTTGCTACCGGAACAAACTCCTGCTGAATTCCAAGTAATTCCTCGGCAATAGCCGTTAATATATTAGCGTCTGTAACGTGTTTTTGAATAGACTCCATAATCTTCATCAGGACCCATTCAATATTAATCTCATTGGCGGGCTTAGATGACCACCGCCCGGTCATCTCAAACAGTAACTTAATAGCCCCTAAGTCACCTCGTTTAACATTGTCATAGAGGGCACGATTAGCCTCCGAAACAGCAGGGCCATATAGTTGTTCAGTTCTTTTGTTCCAGTAGTCATTGAATGTCGGATCTTTCTGCCAGCCTTGATACGTACTAGTGTTAACGTTTAGATCACGAAGTTTCTTAGCGTCTGATCTATTGTCATTAAGGTCAAGTAATGCGTTAACAACTGTCAATTGCTTAACGGTGAGAACGCCATTAGGTTGTTCACCATTTAGCATTCGGAGCGGGATGCCCCTCGCGGACATTGCATTACGAAAATCTTCTCGACTGTAAAGGGAGTCGTATTTTCTAGTGGTAAGATTAAGCTTTTCTAAGCAAACGTCCTTTGAAGGAATCTGACCTGAAAGAAGGTACTCCTGCTCAATGAAGGATACCAACTCATAGTCTGATTCATTCAAGCCCATTGCGCTGCCGAGCCTCCGCTACAGGGGTGCTTCCTTGTGTGAGTCAGCGTAGCGTGTATAATGAATGTTGTCAAATCTTTGGTTGAACCAATAAAAACCT